CTACTTTACAGGGGTCCACCCTTCTTCTTGAAACGACAGGTTCCTCTGTTTTACTAAATTCCACACAACTCCAATTAACCAATTCAACGTCGGACCTTGTATGGACACCATCCTCCATTTCAATCAATGGAATCACTGGAACATCCGGACAAGTCTTGGGTAAATCGGGAAATTCTCTTTCTTGGATAACTGCAAGTTCATCGTCGGGTTCCTCGTTGTCCTCTGTATTGTCAGCCGGGTCTACGGCAACTCTAAATCAATCCATACAACTGTTGTCCGATACCATTACCTATCCTGGAGGACTTGAATTAACACTGAATGACCATGGTGCAATTAGAATCGTGGGTCAGATTGGAACTACATTATTCACCGAGTACGATACAGTTTTATTGAATGGAAAGGGGTTGTCCGTTACCAATCAATTGACGACAACGGCCATGACCACGAGTGAAGTCTCCATTCAAAACGCTACCAAGCACATAACCATGACGGTAGATGGTATCACTTCAGAAAATGACTTTTATCTTTACGGTCCGACCCTTCATATAGGAACTACATGGACCACGGACATTCAACTCGGATGGAAAACCGCAACGTCTGCGTCTCAGACCACGTTAGACGGACAAGTTGAATTTACGGTTCCGCCACAATCCGTGGACCCTTTGTTAGGGAATGATTTGGCTACCAAAGGATATGTAGATACTTTGATTGGTAATTATAGTGGAAATGGACTCTCCCTCTATTTCAACCTATCCAGTGCACCTACCTCGTATCCTGCTTCTGGAACCTTAGGACAAACGCTCATTTCTATTAACAGTTCCTATTATACCGTAGCAACACCTTCCCTTGGAACCACGTTGATTGCCTCGTTTACGACCGACATAGGATATCCCAATACTACCACTGTTCCTGTCGGATTATGGAGTATGCTATTGTATGGATATACCACATCGGCGGTCGGACAATTATTTTATCATTTTAACGTCATTGAGGTCCATTCGGGAGGAACCACGACCATTGCAACCAGTGGATATTCAAGTGATATAAATACAACTACTTCCGCGACCCCCAATGTATTCAGTGTATCCGTTTCTATCTTAACGCCTTATGTACTACAGTCCGCGGCCAGTCGGTTAAGAGTGGAGATTTACAGCACCGGAACAGGAATGGGAACCGAAACATTAACGACGTTGTTTGGAGGGCTCTATTATTCGTTTGTGACCACCACGTTATCCGGGACAACGTCTATTTTGACCAGTAATAATGTATGGACGGGAACCAATACGTTTTCTGTATTGCCTACGGCACCTACTGCATCACAAGGAACCTCTACGACTGCATTGGCGACTACCTCCTTTGTAGACGCTTCTTTTTTGAAAATTTCGTCAGCAGCGTCTACGTATGCAACTCTTGATGGATTGACTAGTTATGTTTCTTCGGCAACGTTATCCTCATTTGCCTATGTTCAAAAATCAGTACTCAATACATGGTCAGCCATTCAATCGTTTGTCGGCATTTCTACCTCCAGTATTCTATCATCCGACATAACCTTACCAGTAAATCTGTATACTACACAAACGAGTGGATTGATTACTCTCGGAAATACGACGACGAGTACCGTACGAATGAATAACTTGAATTATTCCCAAGGAACAATCAATCCAGTATCTGTATCCAACAATGTACTCCTAGGGAACTTGCAAACCACCGGTGAACTTCACCTTGGAAACTCAACTACCAGAACAGGAGCTATTTTTATTGGAAGCAACAGTTGTCCTATAACAGTGGGAGGCGTTTTAAATGTCCAACAAGGGATTACTTCTTCCGGGACATTGCAACTTCGTTCTGCAACCGGTATCAACACCAACAATTCGTCTATCAACACAGGGTCCGGAACCATAACCTCATCCAGTTCACTTCTTGTGGGCATTGGAACAACGCTAGGCATTTCACTCTCTACTTCGTTCAACTATAACCAGATTGCTATCAATACCAATCCAGGAACAGCCGGTCAAGTACTCACTTCCGGTGGACCTGCCGGAGGTATATCATGGTCTACCGTGTCGGGTGGAGGCGGCGGAGCAGTGTTTCCCGATATAGAATTAGTAATCACTACGGCAGGACATGTATCCAGTACATTAGATGTAACCAATCCAAATGGATACGTGTGGTTAACTCCTACTGCCGGTGCTGCCACAGGCAGACAGTATTTTTTGCCTGTTTCCGGAGTTCTTCCAGGATATACAGTGACCATTCGTAATAACTCCGGAGCAAGTTGGTTAGCCACAAACAGTATGACAAACGGGTCTATTTATGGAGCAGGGTCAGGCAATCAACTTACCATCGGAAACAATGTTACGTTTATCATTAAATACATGGGGCTCGTCACCGTAGGTGGTGTAGTAAGAAACATATGGACGTCTTAAACCTGATGACAAAAATGGTATAAAGACCAACTATCATGTATGTCAATGGAACCTTATTCTATCATGGATTTGACCAAAATCAATGATAGTTATGCCCTTTGGGTTGCTCATTTGCCTGAAATTCAAGTGTATTATGCCATGAAGTGTAATCCGCATCCCATGATTCTACAACATGTAGTAGACTTGGGTATACAGGTAGACTGTGCCTCCAAACAAGAAATCATGTCTGCGTTACAGTGGACAACGCCCGACCGTATACTGTATGCCAACCCGTGTAAATTTGCATCTCACCTGACCTATGCCAAGGAACAAAACGTGGGGTTAACCGTGGTAGATTGTGAATGTGAACTGTACAAAATGAAAGAGCTGTATCCCGAATGTAAATTGTTGATACGCTTGGCGGTTGCCGATACATCCTCGCAATGTCAATTGTCTCGTAAATTCGGCTGTTCCATGGAGGACGTTCCTGCCTTGTTGACTCTCTGCAAAGAGTTGGAACTTCCTCTGGTCGGATTCAGTTTTCATGTTGGAAGCGGATGTACCTTGCCAACACTCTACTACGATGCCCTCGTAGATTGTCAGAAAGCAACCCATCTGGCGGAAGCCATGGGGCTTACGGTGAGCATCATTGACATTGGAGGCGGATTCAATCAGGCCAATTTCATGTCATGTTCCAAACAAGTGAAACGCGGTCTCCCCCTCTTACCAGGGAAACAATTCATCAGTGAAGTCGGTCGGTTTCTCGTGGAACAAACGCAAACTTTGTACGTAGAAGTCATTTGTAAAAAGAAGAAAGATAAACGCATCTATTACTTGAATGATGGCCTTTATGGGACACTCAATTGTAAGATATTTGACCATGTAAAACCCGTGTTCCGACACAAGAAGGGAGAACTGTTTGAATCCATGCTGTTCGGTCCTACCTGTGACTCTTTTGATATGATTGAAGAATCCATTTTATTACCGGAACTGGAAGTAGGCGACCAGCTCGTATTGGAGAATTGGGGTGCGTATACGAATGCCAGCTCCACGTCGTTCAACGGATATACAGTGGACATTAAAACTGTTTTATAATGGATTTAATGATATACAAGTATACATAGGCATGTATTTCCTATGGATTTACTTGGTGTCCGTGAGTAGTTTTCATCTACACTCTACTGCACCACGACTCCTTCCATCCAGGAACAAGTTGTTGGACATTGACAATGAATTGAACAAGGAAAAACAAAAAATCAAAAAGTTGTTGATTCAAAAGAATCACCTTTTGAAAAATAAGACGGGACTCATCCTCCACAATGATTCCTACATCAAACGCTATTTAGAAACCATAGAAGAATATGCCGAGGACGACGATGAATACAACAACGAATACGATTACGAGGTGAAACCGCGACCCAATAAAATTAACATCATCATCAATACCAATCCACCTCCCAAACAAGAAGCCCGAAGTGAAAACTTTGAAATTATATACAACTCAGGCTCTACGTTTGACAACATTGGCGGGTACGACCTCATCAAAGAAGAGTTGATGCAGTGCGCCGATATGCTCGTCAATTATACCAAATACGCAAAATATAATGTGCGAGTTCCCAAAGGAATCATCCTTGAAGGACCGCCCGGTAACGGCAAGACGTTGATGGCAAAATGTTTCAGTGGAGAAATCCAACTTGGATTCATTCCCGTTTCAGGAGCACAATTCCAAGAAAAATATGTGGGGGTAGGTGCTTCTCGTGTCCGAGAATTATTCAAGCTTGCTCAAGACAACGTACCCTGTATCATCTTCATTGATGAATTGGATGCACTTGGTCGGAAACGGTCGTCCGATACCTCATCCAATGCCGAACACGATTCCACCTTGAACGAACTCTTGGTTCATGTAGACGGGTTTAAATCCGCAAATGGCATCTTTATCATGGGAGCGACCAACCGCATTGATTTATTAGATACGGCTCTTCTACGACCTGGACGAATCGACAAAAAGATATACATAGGGAATCCGGACAAGGAAACAAGACGTCATATCCTCCATATCCATCGTAAAAATAAGCCTTTGGACGAGGATATTACCATGGAGTATTTGACCGAATTAACCAATGGGTTTTCCGGTGCTGAAATTGAAAACTTTTTGAACGAAGCCATGTTGTACGTACTTCGGCAGAATCGCGAATGTATCACCAAGGATGACCTTCATCTTATCGCCAATCGTGTTCTGGTTGGATTTCAAACGACCAAGCATCCCTTGTCGGAAGAGTTGTTGTTTCAAGTGGCCGTACATGAAATCGGTCATGCCTTGATGGGTATATTGACGAAGCAACGGAAAGTGGTGAAAATCACTATTAATTTATACTCTCCCAAAAGTTTGGGGTTTACTCTATTTGAACCCTCTACCACAAGTATCCAAACCAAAGAACAACTCATCAGTGAAATGATGATACTGTTAGGAGGACGAATTGCCGAGGAGATACTGTTCAAAGACATTTCGTCCGGGGCATCCCATGATTTACAACAGGTTAAAAAAATAGCGGAACAAATGATTGTTCATTTAGGCATGGGCGAGAAAATTGTCATTAGCGACCCCGCGGAGATACATGCAGAGATTGACCATATCATTGCCATTGCCTATTCACGAACTAAAATCATCTTGTCCAATGCCGAACTGTTAATCAAAGACTGTGCCACCTTGTTGGCCATGAATCATGAATTAACCCCGGATAGAATAACGAGTCTTATGGCGAACAAGTATCCTCACATTCGATGAGTCATAAACAATATAGTACTATAGTATGGATGGACTGACTCCACCTAATTCAGAATTTAACTGCAAGTCAAGTTTACCTAAAGCGGAGTTTACTCTTCAACGCATTTTAGGAATTACTCCCCATGTCACCATTCATAATACGACCAACAAACGAGCATGGGTTATTTTATCCCCTGCACCCATTGTCAGTATTTCCTCCATTGGAGTAGATAAAATTGGTAGTATTACATTTTCCATGACGGGGGATTACAAATGTCAAGAAATTTTAATTTCCCCGCATCAATATAGAGATTATGAATTAGATACAAGTCAAATTTATTATAGCGTCTATTTTGAATTTGATGTATGGAAAACACCGTTTAAAAACAGAAAGCTCAATACACGAAAATACAATATTAATTTATTGGAACGGCATGTAGAGAATTCCGTGGACCCGTCCTTGCTCCCATAAAATTGAATCCTTCTTGTTGGAACATGTCCTGTACACAATGGAGGTACCGATTGCGTTTCCTGTCGCCGATTGCAAGTCGCCGGAACTGTATACACTGGAACAAAAACAAGATGCGCTTTCGGTAGCTGAACGAGAGCTGGAGACTGCTCTTGCGTTGGCAGAAGATTTCTTTGAAACGAGAGAGGAAATGGATGCGACCCTCCACACCTTGCGACAACATCCCGACCAACCGTATTCAAAACCGTTCATGAAAAAGATTACGGCGGCCATACTCCGAGTGAACGCCTGTCAACAAGAAGTGGAATGGGCGTCGGAATCCGTAGAAGATACGAGTTTGACTCCGGCTCAAGTAAAAGCCCAAGTCAAACAAATGGTGGAGGCGCAACGAGTTGCGTTGGAGTGTCATTTGGAGAAACGCATGCACGCCGAACGGGCGGAATGGATGTCCCAAATACACCAACTGCGTGATGAATTGGACGAGGAACGGCGACATCGGAAAGCGTTTCAGTCAAAGGTCAAGGACTTTTCGGAAGATGTATGGATTATCATGGCTACAGAGTGTACTACTATGTACGACAGTCACTTCAACACACTTGGAATTAGAAAACCATGCGAGCAAATACGTAAAATGTTGGGTATTCTTGAACCCGTACACCCTGTGGATAAATACGGACTCCGCCTTAACATAGTCTACAAACGAGCAGGTATCACCGAGGCAGACTGTTGTTATACTATTGATGAATATAACAAGAATGACAAGGGTGTAAAAACACATCAAAAACAACTAAGGGCAGTTGAAACATTTACAATAACTACATTTGATGGAACCGAAAAATAATTTAACATCTACATTTCCACTTACAACAACTTCCACACCACATATTGTTGGATAGTTTTATTAATTCATACTGAGGTTCTTCGCATGAACATATATGAATTAACATAATGTCGCATTTACATTTTCGCTTTAGATGAGCCTCATACTGTTTCTGTAGTTCTTGTTCTTCTTTTAGCTTCCTTTCATCTTCTTTTCGTTTTAGCTCTTGTTCTTCTTTTCGTTTTAGCTCTTGTTCTTCCTTTCGCTTCCTTTCATCCTCTTTTTGGATTCTCTTCTTTTCCTCTTCTCGAGACAACCAGTCATTATATTTTTTTGACGTATAAATACACGTATCGCATTTATAATCCCGTATACATTGAATATGAATATCTGTTTCATCCGCGTTTTTTACAGAATTTATATTATTTATTAATTTAATTGCGTCTATTTCTATCCATGGTTCTGGTCGGTTTTCTTCTTTCGTTTTATGTTTATAACATATTTCAAATATAAAATGAATTGTATTTTCGT